TTCATAGAACCAAACTTATTTTCTACTAATGGAATAATGCTAATATCAGAATCTGCATATGCGCCCATATATTTGCTTATCTCTGCATAGTCATAGATAGTTGGATTTAGCTTTAATCCGTTTGTAAATACTCCAATCATCCTATCCCACAAATGCTTCTCCCCTAGATTATATCCTGCAATGACTGTTCGTACAGGAAAATTAATCTTTTTCATTGGATTCCTAAGTATATCTAAATCAGGAACGTGAGTGCCTGAACCTGACCAAAACAACCTAACTAAATCTGATTCTATTTTATTGTCTTGAAATTGCTCCTCACCATATGGCAACCCATTAGGTAAGATTTCTACATTATGATTAAACTTATATATTTCTTCAGCTAACCTTTCGTGTGTACAGGTGCAAAGGTCTGCAACTTTCATATACTCTGTAATGATTTCTGTAATGTTGCTATCCCTATATCTTTGTGCTAAAATGTGCGAAGGTGGTAAAATCCAATAGTCATCATTATCTACTATCAGTTTGAAGTTATATTTTATCTTCATCTCAACTAATAGCTTTGCATCTGTTGTACCTAAGAACCTATTAAATATTACAATGTCATAGTTATTATCAAATACTGCTTCATTAATTGTATCTGTTATCATACAATAATCTTTGCGCATATTGACTAACGGCATCATTATTCTATGATATCCTACCCCACTAAACTTAGTTGTAATTGCTAGTATTCTCATAATGGCAAATAAATATTTTTATCCTCGTGATAAATCTTTTGATATTTATTCCATATGTTTTGTGCATTTCTTAAACTTTCATCTTTTGCTCTACGGTAATCGCTATTCTCTCCTATATCGTGTCCTATGTGTTCACTTCTTAAATTAGGTAAATAATAATTAGTAAATCCTGCTATGATAGACCTTTCTCCAAAGTCGCTATCTTGCATTCCATAAGGGTCATATTCTGTATTATAGCCACCAATTTTATCTATTACACTTCTCATAATTAAATTATTACCAAATGGTGTATGTGTTCTATGTATTCCATCTTGTAATGGTGGCAATGATTCAACACAATGTATTCCAATAATACCTGTGTTTTCTATTTTACTTGAATATTCAACCATAGTTTTTAACCAATCATTCGGCATTAATATATCATTAGCCATTAAACAAACTGCATCATATTGCTTTGTTAAATGTAATCCAATATTAACTCCCTTTGCTATACCTCTTTTTTCTAAAGACCAATCAGAATAATGCCATTTGTATGAATCAAAAACTAAATTAAAATCTTTTATATTACTTCCGTTATCAATTAAAATACAATCAGCAGGATACCCACCATTGTAAAAATTTTGTTGTATAGTTCTGATAGATAAATCTGTTCTACCTAATGTTAAAAAAATTACTGCTATTTTCATCGTGGTTTATTTACTCCTAATTTTCTAGCAGGAACACCTGCGTATTTTGTATATGGTTCTGTATTCCCTTTTATAAATGCACTAGCTCCAATCATACAACCTTCCTCTATATGTGTGTACTGATGCAATACTGCGTTTAATCCTATGTTTGAATTTTCTTCTATAATAGAATGTCCACCAATCTTTGCACCGCAACTTATTGTAACATTATTAAAAATTGAACAATCGTGTCCTATATGTGCGTGTTTCATTATAAAACAATTATCCTGAATATAAGTAATATCTTCAGTACCTGCATCTATTGTAACCAATCCTGTAATAATATTATTATCCCCTATAATTACATTACCTTTTTGCTTACCCCAATACTTTTTATGTTCTGCAGGGTCGCCTATAATACAATATGCACCTATGTAATTGTTATCTCCTATTATAACATTATGTCCTAAGATTGCAGTTGGGTGTATGAAATTAGCCATTTGTCTTTGGTTTGCGACCACGCTTTTTTGGTTCTAAAAGGTTTTCTATTGGTAAACTATTATAGTATTGATACAATCTAACTACCATATCCATTCGGCAATTACCACACCATATAGTCAAAATAAAATTAGGGTCTATGTATTTTCTATAAATGCTTTCATATGTTTTCATTACAGATAAATCTAAGTTTCTAAGATAGCCACTTTGTGATGTCTCGTAATTATTGTAATGCTCTTTTAGGTATAATCTATCTACTAATTCCATATCTTATAAATTAAAGTTTCAACAATAGCAGCAACAAAGCCTGATATAAATAAAACACTTGCAATGTTTAAAATCAGTTCAGGTGCGAAATACAATAGGATTCCAATCCACGAAGCCAAGCAACTTCCACAACTGAAAGGTTTGAAATTGATTCCCCATTTACGATGCAGGTTGTGGATAGTAGTAAAAAATAGTGATGCACAAATACTAGTTAATATTATTTGAATCATTTTCGTATGTGTTTTTTTAGTTCAGTTTTAGTTTGTTTCAATGTTCTTATAATTGACATATAAGGTATTCCTGTTTGTCTGCTTAATTCCTTTGCGTTCTTGTTAAAGTCAAAAGTATAAAGCCTTAATATTTCTTTTTGATACCAATGTAATTTCTCAATCCCTTGTTCCATTATATCAATTACACTTTCATTTTCTACCTCTGCAACTTCCTTCCCATTATATTCAGAATAGTTCCTATATTTTTTCCAAAATTGGCTTCTATCTGACTTTATCATATTTAGCATAGTTCGTACTATGTAAAACCTAATTTCATTCCTTTCATACAAACCAATTAACTTTGCATCATCCATTTCTAATAAAACCATAAACACTTCAACTTTTAAATCATATTGCAATTCTTCAGGCTGCATCTTTGCAAATGCTTGATTGACTTCATCATTAAGCCAATATTGCTCTATAATTTTATTTTTGACCATTCAATTAGTACAGGTTGATTTTCTTTTTCTGTACAAATATATACTAATCCCTGACAATTATAGATATCTTGCAATCTTTCTTTTTGTTCAGCACTTAATTTGTCTCCTAATTTTTTCACTTCTACTGCTACATATCTGCCTTCGGATGTATAACCTTGCAGGTCTGCCCATCCTTTTTGAATAGTTCCTTTACGTTTTCCGTATGGTATATTGTTTACTCTGTTTAGCCTGTAACCAATATATTCTAAATTTTTCTTTGCCCATTTAGTTAGGTCGTTTGCCGATATGTCCATAGTAATTCGTAAAATTGTTTTTTAAATTTAAGCCTATTTATTCCTTCAATAGCATCTTGCCTCGTTGGGTAGCAGTCAAAAAAGTTAATAGTATAACAATATTTAACTGTGCTATAATGCGTATATCTAACTTGATAAACCTTCAAAGTATTTGACAAGTGCTAATTTTTTACATTGTGTATCTACAAAATCATTATCCTTTATGGATTGTCTAAAATTCTTTGCATCTATTCCGTATAATTTATTCATTTTTTGTAGGTTATCTTCCCTAACAATCTTAATAATTTCTAACATTTCGTGTTCCTCAAATTTTAATTTACCCTGTTTTAATAAAATTCCGAATACTTTATCTGCATTAAATACCCTATTAAAATCAATTCTAGGCGATTCTAGCCACTCTTTCTGCGTAAATGATACTATCTCATTATCTGTTAATTTTGGAACCTCTAACTCCTGTGTAATCGGTTTTATCATTTTTCTTACATCATTGGCTTTTTTAGTATATGCAGCCATTACCTGTCCAATAAACTTAGGGCTAAATTTTTCATAGTGTTCTGTACTGCATTCTAGCTTACCCTGAACAGCCATTTTAAAAGCTATTCTAAATTCCTGAATAGTGTATAATGGATAGCTTGTTCGTATAAAATCCTCAATGACAATCATTTCATCTTTATCAGGATACTTAGTCAATCCTATCAAAGTAAAAATATATGCTAGGTTTTCCCTTAAAGTTACAGGGCTTACTAGGTTTAATTTATTTCCTTTAAATGCTTCGGTTATTTCATTATCGACTATGTATCCACTCTTTAAGGTTGTCCATTCTTTGCTTACTTGCATCGGTTGGTTTATTTGTAGTTCCATATTTATTTTTGTTTTTAACCCAAGTATTTATTCTGCGTTTAATATCAAAAAACTTTTCTAACTCATAGCGCAACTTACCATTTTTATTCGGTTCGCACCAATAGTCTAAAAATTCATTATACGAATCTCCTAATAAATCTTTATATTCTTCTATATTATTTATTAATAATTCTTTATAATTTATTTTATTTTCTTTTCCTTTTATTTCCTTTCTTTTGTTATATTCTGTTATATCAGTGTTATCTTCTGTTATAGAATCGTTATAACTTGTTGATGACCAACGCTTTTCCATTCCCTTTTTTCCTGCAAAAGACTTAGATTTTCGTTTTTCTTCCTGTACTTCTTTGTTTTCTAGAACTCTTTGGCTCCAATAAAATTCGCCATCTGTAACAAATAATTCGGTATCTATACAACTGTTATAGAACTGTAATAACTTATCTATATCAATGTTAAGTTGATATGAAATTCCGTTAATTAGTTTGCATTTTAATTTTGAATCCTGACTTTGGTGCATTAATTCTATAAAGTACCAATATAAACCGTAGCCTTCCATTCCATAGATAGACCTTAGATAAAGGATTTTTTCATCGTAAGCAGCATTAAAATCGTGCTGAAAATAATAGGATTTGTTATTCATAAAAAAATGGGGTTCGGAATCCCTGCTTGTCGCATAAGCAGTTCATCTTCCCCCCAATATTGTTCTAAATACTATATGCGACATAGTAGTTTTTATTTAGACAAATATAAAGCATACTTATCTATTTCCTCGCAAAGTTGCTCTATTTTTTCCTTAAACCAATATTCAGTATCCATAATGTCTCTACATTTATTTATTGAGTAGAGAACTGTTGTATGGTCTTTAACACCGATATATGATGTAATTTCTGATAGACTTAACCTTGTGTACATTCTTAACATATAAGCTGCTGCCTGTCTTGCAAATACTGTTTTTTGTTTTCTATTATTTGCTTTTATGTCTGTACTAAATACATCTGCAACTAATTGTACAATTTTTTCAGGTTTGATAGATTTATCAGTTACGGGTAATCTAATGTCATCTAAGATAATACCTTCTTTGATTAATAGATTTTGCAAATAACTGAAGCTATCTTTTTGCATTACATATGCAGCGTATATTTCTTCTTTGTGTGTCATATTTAAAATTCTAAATCATCATTTACTATTGGTTGTGCCACATCAGGCTTTAAATAATTGTTTTCATAAATTTGAAAATCAGGTTCAGTATCCTTTTTTTTGTAAGTGTTAACCCACATATTATACTTTTGACCTTCAATTGTAAAATTAATTACTTCTCCTTTAGGTGTTTGCTTTTTCCAAGCACCATACTTTTTTTTATCTTCCATTACTTTTTGTTTTTGATTAATGTATATTGTGCTACAAACTTAGGCTTATTCTTAGTTCCTACATTTACCCTGTCAGTAACTATTTTATGCCCTTCATCTTTAAGATTAAATACTAATGCTGCTAATCTTAATGTACCATACTTTCTTAATGCCACTAATGGTGTAAGCGGTTCTTTTTTTAGGTGATTAAGCACCTGTGTTTGTTGACTCATTTGTTTTGTTTTTAATTTTTGAAAAATTATAATTGATGTTTAAAGAATGATTAAAATTACTATTATCTATATAATTAGAAGATACATTTAACATCCTAACCCATTGATTAAAAGATGGCTTTTCTTCAGGTATTGATATCCTACTAATTTTAATTCCCCATTGATTTTCCATAACTAATCTATTTTATTTAATTGTTCTTGTTCTATTGCTCGTTCTGTTTCTCTATCTTGTTCTAATTCCTCCTGTGTTGTTTCTTCTTCTTCTTCTTCCCAATCACAATGTTCTAAACAATCAGGACATATATCTATTTCAGAAAAATTAGTATGTGCGCCGCAGCAGGTTGAATATGGCATTATTTTTGGTTTTGGTTAATACTTCTTAATGCCTTATCATATTGCTCATTTGTAGTTATAGCACTAATCTTAATAGCTACTTTTTGTTTCATAACTTCATCCCAAGTAGTTGTTTCAAGTTTAGCAATTAACTCCATTCTTTTAACTTCACCAACTTCATCTTTATGTTCATTTGTAGAATCGCTATCTTTTGTATCATCTATGGCAAATAAACCATTTAATGCATATTTACGAGCATAACTGCTAGATGAACCCGAAATTTGACTTGCATCCATTCCCTTTTTTGATTCTTCTTCTCTTGCCCAACCTGATACACTTATACTGTTTTCTGTACCATCTAATAAAGTTGCAGTAGCTTTAAAATAAATCCTATCACCTACTTGTACTACTTCATCACTTATTACTAATGCAGTTCCGTACTTGTTTAAAATAGGTTTTACTGCCTCAATAATGTCTTCTGCATTTCGGTATTTGTATTTACCAAATGCGTTAAATTGTCCTTTGGGTGCTTTTAATTCAGCTTGAATTTTTACTAAGTTCATAGTGTTTGTTTTTGTTTTTTAAAAATTATAGTTTTCAAATTCTTCACACCAAGTATCCATTGGTATAAATGGTATTGGTTTTAAATTTTGTTTAGGTTGTTCTAATAATTCAGGGCAATGTTTTAACTTGTATTCTTTTAAATCTTCCCAAGACTTTTGCATATTATTATAATGCCTGTCTCTGCTAAATTCATTACTCTTATCAAAATACCATTTATGAGTATTGTATTCTAGTTGTAGTTTTTCTAATTGTGTCATATTAATTAAAGTTTGCCCAAGCATCTTTTGGTAAATGATTAAATACTGATAAGTAATATCCACTTAAATGAACGAATGTACCATATCTCATATCACTTACATAATATTGACTTTCTAATTCATCTTTTAATTCTTTTGCAAGAGATGGATATTGTTCAGCAGATTCTTCAATTGCCTTTAAGATTTCAGGCTTTAATTGCTCTAGTAGGTTTTTCATATTTTTTAGTTTGTTTATACAAATATAGGGGATATAAACATACTATCCTAATAATATATACTGAATTTCCAACAATTATTATGAACGGTAAATGGGAATGATGGACGGTATTTGTTCAATATTTTGTCCGATATTTTGTCCGAACAAAAAACAGGACATACTAATATTTTTAGTATTTACCGTTTATCCTTAAATATTACCGTTTGTGTAATAAATTTGGATATGTTGTTTATAAGTTGTATATTGTATTATAATTAGTTCTTTCACATAAACCAAATCAATCTATGAAAACAATCATTAGAAAATCTGTGCGTAATGAGATTACAAAAGCAATTCCTGAACTATTAGATAGTTCGCTTTGTTGGATGAAATCAAAATACGCAAATGTAAATTTTGAGAATATAGAATATATATTTTCAAATAGTTTTAATCGTTCAAGGTATTTTAGAAATGCTAATAATGTTAAATATCAAACACCTACTATTTGTATTCACACAACGAAAGTAATAGGGGTATATGATATTAAAACATTAAAGATTAAAAAAAGATTTATTATTGGTGATACTAAAACACAAATAATGTGTGCTTTAATTCACGAATTAACTCATCATATGCAATATGAGTTAGGATTAGCAAAAGGTGAATTAGAAACAACTAGGAATGAATTAGATTATCTTAAACAATATCATCCTAGTTATTATAACAAAATGATGGGCATTAAAACACCACCACTAATTTAAGTGGTGGTTTTATTTTGTACCATCCTGAAGGGGTAAATGTTTGCTATTGTCTACCTGTCTGTAGCCTAAAGCCCATAGCATTTTAGTCATTGTAATACTCTTTTCAACTATTTGTTCTTCTGTATCTTCAGGATTTGTCAAATGATATAACTCATGGATTAAAATTTCCATTTTCTTTCTACCCTTTAGTCTAGGGTCAATATATATAATACCATCACTTTCGGCAATGCCGTGTGCTTGTTCTCTGCCTAATTTTTTATATATAATTTTAATCTTCATCTTTCATTAAAGCTAAATCAGGTCTGTCTATTTCTTTAAATATTAATACTTCGCCACCTCTTATCTTTCCTAGTGTTAATTTAATTTCACTTTCTAATTGGTGTACTTCTTGTAGTTTATTTACCAACCATTGTTCTTGTTGTAGTGTTGTCAATTTTGCAAAGTTTTTAGGGTATCTCATTTTAATATACTTTATTGTTTTGTATTGATTCAAGTTTCTTTAAGTACAATATGGCATCCATTAATTCTTCTTTTAAATGTGTTATCCATTGTGAAGTAGATAAATCTTCTCTATCCATACTTGTTCCATATGTTTCTAATCCTTTTGCTTCCCTGTTTCGCATATCGTTTATAACCTCTGCTAATATTTTGCTATCCATTATTTATCAGTTTTAGAATGTAGTTTACCACAATTTTTACATTTCATTTGAATCTTAACTAACCCTGAAGCCATAACTCTTCTATTGTTTTTTATAATTTCATCACTTCCACATTCAGGACAACTACCTCTATCACCACCAAAGATAACTCCATAATGGGTCTTTGCAGGTATATGGTTATTTAATGCCTTATGTACTTTCTCTAATAGAACTACATCCTGAATGCAATAGTCAATCATTATGTTCATAGACTTAGTACAATTCTTTAGCATTATGTCTTTCCATAAATCAAAGTTAGTATGATTTTTTTGTCCTAAACCTAAAAACTTTCCAATATAATCAAGCCTGTTTGAATTGAACCTAAATTTAGAACGTGCTATTTTTAAAGTATCTATTGTATTATATGTTGGAAACATATCTATTTTATGCAGTAAACATCTTGTGCGAATCCAAGATAGGTCAAACTTATCGCCATTGTGTCCAACCAATTCATCAGCTTCATTTGCTACACTTATAAACTCTTGTAGTAACTTTTTATCACATTGGTTTTTATCCCATTGCAGATAATAGACATCTTTGTCATCTTCCCATTTATAACAGATACAAATAATTGCACGTTCTTTAATTATGTTCTCTGTTCCAATTTGTAATTTAAACCCTGACTGCCAAAATAAACCCACGTTTGCTGATACTTCAATATCAAAGTATAGCCTTTTGCGTTTTGTTTTTAACATTATATTTGTTTGTAGTTAGTAATTCCATTAGTTTTAGTTGCTTTTAAAATTTGTCTTCTATGTCTATCTGAATAAGAAACGTGAACCCACGCAGGATTCAAAGGATTACCAAACTCCCATATCAATTGGTCAAATGGTAGCTTGTCTTTTATAAAGTTAAATATGTCTGCATTGATTACATCATAGGTAGTGCCATCCATATCAATATCAATAGCCTGACCTAAGCAATGTTGTGATACATTAGTGCCACTAACACCCCCAATTTTGGCATTTAATTCCTTAGACCTATATCCACTAGATATTAAAATAGGGCATCTAAAATTGGCTCTAATAGGCTCAAATATATGTTCTGCTAATAGTTTAAGATTAGCTATGTGTTCAGGTGGTGGCATATTTGTAATGCCACTACGTTTAGCTGATTCACTACGAGTTAACTCTGCTAAAGATAAGTGTTCAGAAATGACCATACGAATCTTTTAATTAATATGAATCCAATTAAAATACCTAATAAACCCCAAAATCTGCCTTTCCATTTTTTGCTAGTATCTTTACTTTGTTGCAAAGATTCTTTATAATAACGTACAGAATCCAAAGTTATTGTTAATCTTCTAGTATCTACGATATATCCTGTGCGAATTTGATTAACCTTAACAGTCTTTACGATTGTTTTAGCCTTTTCTTTTATGGTAATGTATTGGATGCCGTTAATTGTAATTGTATCTGTTTTGTAGTCAGTAACGGTATCAATAAGTAATGTAGTATCATTCTTTGTAATTATAGTTGTATCGTTTGCGCAAGGTCTAGTTTTCTCTAATTCTCTAAAAACTCTTTCGCTGCTTTCTATATTATTTAATACTTTGCGTTCTGCCTTCCTGATAGGATTGCAACCAAATGCAATAACTAAAAATAAACATATTAAATAAATTGCAAATACTTTAGTTTTATTTCCCATATCTAGTATCGTTTGGATTTAAGTAGTTTATAACAATAGGCAAAATTGATATAACTCCTGCACTAATGCATTCTTCTAATGTTACTAAATAAATATTTCCTTTAGCAATAATCATAGTAAGGATTGCAGAGACAAACACTTTTATCCAACTACCATAAATAGTATTTAAGAATTTCATTTGTCATATTTTTTTGTGGCTTTGTAATAATAACGAATGGCAAATATGCCTGAAATAATAGCAACCAAACCTGCACACAAAGTAACAAAGGGTTGAACTTGTGTTAAAGTTAATGAAGCTGCGGTTAAGCTAACACCTGTACTAACTAAGGCTTGGCTGCTATCCTGTGTCATACTAATCTTCTTTTAAATCTACCACCTTAGCCTCTTTAGGCTTTTGGTCTTCTGCTAACTTACCAAAGAAGTTTAACAATGGCAACCCAAATTCAGTTGGGATTTTGTTGATGTACGCTTGAAGTTCGTTCAAGTCTTTTTCGCTTAATTGTAACATAAATTTAAATTTGTAACAAATATACTAATTTTCTACTATTTCTACATAATCTCCAACAATAGTAACATCTATTTTAGAAGCCACCCAATTATAGGCATAATCGTTTGTTACCCAATCGGCATAGTCTTGACCTTCCATAGTCAAATTACCTTGAGAAAATTGACTTTTAGTATCACTTAAAAGTGCATAGTAAAAAGTAGCTGAATCGCTTAGATTGTCATTAATACAATAAGCGTTTAAAATTGTTGCCGTTCCTAAGTTTAGTGGGAATACCACAGGAGAAATTTGTTTCATTTTATTTTATTTTTATACTGATGTTATTGTTTGCCAAGTTGTTGCGAATACGCATAGTTTACCTAATGTTGTGTCAAATACTACCAAGCCTGTTGCAGGAGAAGATATAGCATTTTTTTCCGATGTTGTCATTCTAGGAGGTAAGAAACCTTGAGTAGTTGAATTAATTGTTAATTTAGAACTTGCTACGTCTGTCGTTGTATTTATAAGAATATTACCTGTTGAACCAACAAGTCTTATAAATTCAGTTCCCGCCAAATTAAAATAACTAAATATTCCATCTGTTCTTATTGCAATTCTTTCGGTTGCATTACCAACTACATTATTTAGATTATTGTTATCTGCACTACCTACAAAAAATGATAATTTATCAGTAGTAGGATTTGCATTATTTGTAACATTAATCATTTGCAAATAACCCATAGAAGGTCTACTTCCTTGAACCGAATTCCAAGCATTACCTTTTAAAACTAATCTGTTACTACTAATTGCACCACCTGAAGTTGCAGCAGCAGTTTGTATTAATGTTACATCATTAAGATATGAACCCGTACCTCCTGAAAAATTAGCACCACCATTTGTTCCAAATAACCCCGCTGAAGTAATAAACATTTGTTCGGTTGCGGCAGCGTTATCAGTACCAACAAGAAATGATAATTTGCTAATAGTAGGATTAGTATTTCTTTGATAAGATGTTACTTGTAAACTTGCGGTTGCACGAACTGCACCTAATGAACTATTCCAAAAACTTGAACTTAATTGAAATAATGGATTTAGTTTTGGGTCTACATCGCCTGTTGAATTTAAAGTATTAATTAATCTTAAACCAATATTATTAACTCCTGTAAATGCTCCATTTGTAAATGTAGGAGCAATATCTAAAGCTATTAAGTTATCACTATTTGCAGCAGCAACTAATGTAGCACTATTTAATTCTCCTCTTGCTATACCACTTGCAGCAGTTGTAGAACCTGTTATTGTAGTACTTCCGTTTAAACGAGTAGTACCATTTACATCTAATTTATAACCTGATAATGTAGTACTACCTATATTTAATACACCTGCAAGATAGTTAGCAGCAGTACCTGTCATATATAAATTCCATCTATTTGTTCCGCTTGCTATACCACCATAAAATCCGTAATTGTTTGTAGCACCTGTCATTGAACTATCTGCAAAATATCCATATTGATTAGTTACTATACTACCTGCACCTATTGTGCCTTGCATTGAACGATGGTGTACATAATCAACTAATGTAAATGATGCAGCAGCAGTATTTAATAAACTACCATAATTTGAAACTAAAGTAGTAACATCACTTTGCACTACTCCTTGACTTCTAATTCCATAAGAAGTTGTTGCTCCTGTAATGTTTTTACTAACATTAAAACTATAACCTGTTAAAGAACTTGTACCAATTCCTAAACTACCACTTGAAATTGTAGTATCAGAACCTAATGTTATTAAAGTACCACTATCACTTACATTAGAATTACCTATTGTAGAAGCACCTGTGAATTTAGGCAATGTGTTTGTTGTACCTGTACCTGTTATACCTGCATCACTATCGTTTATCCATTGTGTTCCGTTGTATTTTAATACCTGACCATTAGCAGGACTTGTTATAGTTACACCTGCTAATTGTGTTAAGGTGTAATCTCCTTCAGTAGCTACAATATTACCTACCCTACCAAATACAGAATTGATTGTATTAGGCAAAGGATAACCACCTGAAGGTGCTATAATATTTACAACTTCTTCAGTTACGTTTATATCTATAATTTCCTCTGTTACGTTAATATCTGCCATTAGATTTTAGTTATATCTTCTTGAACAAAAAAAGTACCCCAAACATATGTTTTCACTTCGCCACTAGGAAAAGCTACATTCATATCATATAAATAGCTTCCTGCAGCAATAGTTACTTGCTTGTTTAAAGTAATTTGATTGTTACTAGCACCGCCAATAGTTATTGAACTATCAGCAGTTGATAGGGTCAAATCAATAGTTGAAGCATTAGCAGTCTTTCTTACCTGAATAGTAATCGTACTACCTGATAGATTTACCGCTACATTATTTGCAGTAATAGCAAATACCTGCGCCCAAGTATCGTTTCTCCATATTTGGACATTATATTGTGCAGGTCTTAAATCTGCAGTTGTTGTTGAACAAGACATATTTTTTAATTTTTATTTTTTAATTATGGACAAGTTCCATCACCCATTTCTATTATTATACTTGGATAATACCCATTAGTTATTTGACCTGCAAAAGTCCTACTTGAACCTGCAACATTAGCACAATTTATATTTAATTTTGTATCAGTTACACTTACATAATCTCCACTTGCAGTGTTATATGAAACAACAATAGTATAAGTTCCTAATTGGTTTGTTAATCCATTCGCACTATTACCTGCCGTTACAGGAAAAGTTACATCACTAATTGTAACACCATTCACAGTTACATTAGTAATGTTAGCAGTAGTTGTGTAGTTGTTTATATCAACTCCTGTTGTTGTTCTGCCTTGAGCAGACATCATTATTCCTTGTTTTACTAATTTCATTATACTACTATATTACCAATTATATACCATTCATTAGTTCCTCTCTTTATTAAAGTTAATCCTGTATACCTATTAGCTATTGTATATGCACTATCCTTGCTCACTATTGTAACACCACTTGCAACAGCTATTGATGTAACACCTGCTCCATATTGCATAACAGTTATTTCAGTTCCAATAGGGAAAGCCACACTTGCATTGGTGGGTATTGTAACTGTGTTTGCACTACCTACGTTCATTTCTACAATCTTACTTGCATCAGCTAATACTAAGGTATAACTTGCAGTCTGTGTATTATATACATTATAATTAGTTACTAACCCACTAAATGTAGATGCGCCTGAAGAATCAAATCTTAAAAAATTAGTATTGCCATAAGCAATAGAAAATCCTGTATTATCTACGTTTGGATTTCCTGCAACTAAATTTACTGCTTGACCACCTGAACCTGTATTAGAAATTACTAATCTTGCACCTGATTGGTCTGCATTTGTAATTGATGAAACATTGCTAAATAAACCTTGTGTTGCCGTTACAGATGAACTAAAAGTAGCTGCGCCTGTTGATGCAATAGTTAATGCCGTTATAGTTCCACTATTTACATAAAATCTATGGCTTGTATTTGTAACATAAAAAGCTGAAGTAGCATCATTTCCAATATTTAAAATTGATGAACCTCTTGTTACGTTTAAATAAACATCAGATACTGAAGTTAATTGTAATGATTGACCTGATGCACTAAATGTAGCACTTGTTCCACCTAAAGCACCTGTTAATGTTCCCCCTGCCAATGGAAGGTAAGTGCTTGATGCATTACTAATAGTCAAATAAGTTGAAGCAGCATTACCTGTTGTTAAGTATGTTGAATTATCATATGTAATTGAAGTACCTGATGCCTTCACAAATCCTGTACCATTTAGTGCTTGTTGCTTACCATTAAAAGTATTCCAATCAGTAGAGCTTAAAAATCCACTAATTGTAGAACTTGATTGAGCAATGCTTATAACATTACTTGAAATACTTAAAGGTAATGATGCACCTGTGATTCTATTTGTATAAGCCGTATCTGCATTTGTGCCTTGAGCAGCAGTTGCAAAATCGCCTGTGTTATTATTAGCTGCAGAACCAAATGTTCTATACGCTAAAACATCCGTTCCAATAACTAATCCTAAAGAAGTTCTTGCAGTTGGCGCACTTAATCCACTAGCACCACCATCCCATTTTAATCTATCAGCAAATCCTGCATCCCATTCTGTTTGTTTAGCCGTTGTTGGGATAGAATACCCTGCAGTTAATGTTACTGCTAATGTGCCACTTGTTGTAATAGGAGAACCTGTTACAGTTAATCCTGTTGGTACAGTCATAGCAACACTAGATACAGAACCTGTTGAACCAAATAAACTTGATATCTGACTTAATGTAATCTTCTTTAATTGCCCTGTTGCTGCATCCCCTACCACCGTTAAGTCATTAACTGAAGGTGCAACATTAGTTCCTAATTCGTTTATCTTTTTACTTTGCATATTATGGTATTTGACAGGTATCGTTTAATGAAGATAATGTTAATGAAAAGTCTATTTTCACACCTGCTAAATAATCAGGGTCTGATTCCGTATAAAAAGAAACAGTCATATTATCACTAGCAATCCAATTATAAATAGGGTCTCTTAATTCAGCAACCATATCCTGACCTATTAAAGTCATATCACTTAGTACCTCTGTTTCGTTTGTTTCTTCCATTAACATTCTATCCATAACATAGATAGAAAAATTATATTGTATTTGTTTAGCTAAAATCTGCGCATCCGTTAAACTAAAAAACATAGCAGGATAAGTAACTTCGCCATTACTTAAACGTTCCCAAACATCACCGAAATACACGAACTTAATTTGCTCGTGATTGCTTCCGAATGTAGTTATTTGTTTTACTATTTGATTTAGTGTTAATGCCATTTTTTTTTGTTTTTTCTAAATAAACTTTTAGCTTATTTTGATTTTTAATATTTGCTTCTTTGCTCATATTAGCATCCTATTTTACCTTGATATTTTTGTGCTAGGTTTTTATTCTCATAACAACTATCATCCTCTAAAAACAAAGATGAAGTATAACCTTCTAAATCAGGAACTATTGTATCTATACCACTTGTAAAGTTTAAATATTCAGGGAACATTGTATTGTTCTGTCTAAGATATTTAATGATTCTTTGCTTATAAAATTCTGCTCTAGTTCTATATCTGTTTGCCACATCAATCATATCCTGCATTGATGGATTCTCTTGATTGTCTCCACCTTTGCGAAGCAATCCTTTGTTATAAAACTGATATGATAACCCCATTGGCAATTCACTCATAACATAATAAATAAGGCAATCAGTAACATAGTTATCTAATAAACCTTGTTCATCCATATTTAAGGTGCAGTTATTAACTCCATCTTGTAATCTGTTATATAATGTACTACCCAAAGTTGGTAGTATGTACATATCTTGAGCAGTCTTAATTTCAGGCAATACTAATTTTTCATCCACATTAGCGTGTAATCCTGTTCTATCTTTAATACTCTGTACCGATATGAATAATGTATTTAATGACATCTTATTATTTTTTTCTTGTTACTATGTTTGTGCGCCACTCGTGTCTGCAAGATTCACTAATTGTTCCGTTATCATTCCACCAACCACCTCTCCTATCCCAAACAGAATATCCTAATCTTGCACTCATAGATTCTATATCACTTCTACTATATAGCTTTTTTGCATCTAATAAAGCAACACAAAATGGTCTGCTTGTACTTTTATCTGCATTGCTAAATCCTGAAATCCAATCGTAAGAATAACGAACTAAAATTTCAGTAGTTTGTGGTTTTACATTGCCAACTGTTTTACTCAATGGCTGAACCAACTGTCTAGAAATAATAATATTACTATTTATTCCCTTGCCTATTTTTTCTTCGCTTACCTTTAATATCTTTCTATCTTCTAGGTCTTTTAAAATAGTATTAATTGTATCTACGCTTTCATCTAAAACCTCTGCTAATACTTCAGATGTAATATCCTTTTGTTTAGCAATTTGGTCTAGGATATCAGATTCTAATTGGTTCACATCTGCAAACATATGAAAGTCTGATTCTTCGCTAAAACGCTTTTTAGATTTCCAAATATTGTACGCATCTTGACTTTCTCCAAACTCGTAAAATACGCTAAAGTCTTGCGCTGCAAATTCAGCATCTAGTTCTGCTCCTAACCATAGATTGACTTCTTCATCACTTAAAGCATATCCTGTTTTAAGCATTGCAGTAGCTTGTTCTCTATTTATTTTACCTTTAGAAAATTCACGAATGATACGCTGCATATTCTGCCATTCCCTACCTTTTAAACCTTTGATATGTTCATTAACTGACAATTCCTGTACAGGTGCGTTAACATCTGCAGCAGGTGCGTATTTAGTCATATCAATACCAATCTTTTCTAATATCCATTCTTTAGGCGCAACCGATACTATTGTAGCCTCACTAAATTCAATACCTATTGGTTCAGTAGGGATAATTTTAATCTCACTTGTAACGCCTTTGTATTTAGCTAACATATTAAATACACTTTCTAAATGCATCTGTTTAGCATTTACATAAGTGTTCTTAAATATTTCATAGCCATCACGCATCTCTGTTCTTGTTCCTAACTTACCTGCCTCTGCAATACCCATAATAGAAGGAGTAGTTACCTGATGCCCACTAAATATATTAGTTTGAATTAATTCATCAATCTTACCAAAGTCCTCTTTTGTTAAATCACTTGTACCTAAATCATCAATAACAGGCTTTCTTGATATGTCATTAACAAAGGCAATCATATACTTTTTGCCATCTGCACCACTATATGTCTTTCTAATTCTATTGTCTACATTGCGCTTTTCCTCATCATTAGGTTCGCCATTTGGCAACGTAATAAGTTTACTAGCAGAAAATCCTGTTTGTGCATTTCCTAAGATATGCTTAGATACTTCAATGTCAGATTCAATATAGTTTAAAGCAGCAAAGTATGAAGGCAATCCATAGATACCAATGTTAGGTCTGTACTCTTTAACGTATAAAATCTGCTTACCTGTTGGTTGTTTAGGATTAAATGCAGCTACCACTTCAGGCTTTACTTTATTATCTTTCCAATCTTCTTTATACCAATACTGCGTATTATCTTTATTCGTGCGCATCTTTGTATAATCACAATGCCAAATCTCTGCAAGGTTACCTGATAAATCCCAAATAATTTCTAAAAATGCACCACCAAATATTTCAATATCTAAGGATACCTTTCTAGTTAAATCATCCAAAGATTCTACTCTATTTGCCTTTTCTATAAATGACTGCGCATCTGTATCACCTGCCCAACCATTGCCTGTAATGTAGTGTACCTTACTTTTAATAATGGCACTATGCTTAGAAGATTTGTTATATAAATCTACTATGTATTCAGGGTAGTCATTGTTTTCGCCATATTTAATGTAGCCACCATCAATACCCTTCTTCTCTTTAAATTCAGGTTGTCTAGCTTCTGCGAATGTTAATACTCTTAAATCTATCATTGTCTAATTGTATAAGTGTCTGTTGTTGTATATTGGTTATATGTCAAGGTAGAACCTGAAAGCCACATAATCCCTGTTTCTAGCTTATTTAAGCCTGTAATATCTAAATTGGTAGTACTTGCCTGTTCGTATATTTCATAGGTGTACTGACCCTCTAATGCGTTTTTAAACTTAGTATTTGTAACGATACTAAATTGATTAAATCTGTCTTTGTATATACTCGTATCAGATGCGTTTAAAACCACAAATGATATGACATTATTGCTGCTTCTATTCGTAAACACAAAAAGATAGTTAGGGTTAGTCAGTAACTGCTTTTCAGTTAATGTCATAACAATAATATTAGTTTCGCCTTTAGTTAAATGTATCATCAATTATAAATAGCATTTATATGAATATTTACAAAATAAAAACCCCCACCTAGAAAACTAAGCAGGGGAACTAAACTATGAAAAACTACAAACTTTTATCCTGCAGTTGTAAGTGCAGCAGCGACTGCGCTATTTACTTCAGGTGCTAATTGAGGCTCTGCGCCTGTAAAAGTCAAAGTGTAACCACTTCTGTCTCCTTCAGCAGTTCCTGATGTTGCGTTTCCTGCAGTCAAATCTAATGCTCTTGTTTTACCTAAGTAAAAAAACTTACCATTATTATCTTTTGCAACTGCTACAAGTCTGTTCTGTGCCAATAACAAGATTTCATTTCTTGTATTTGCTTGTAGCTTATTTAAAATTATTGTTAATTCAGGTGTATAAAACAAAGTACCATTTTGAACATTTGATGCTACATTCTCTGTAAACATAGATGTTCCTTTTGTTAATTCGTATTTATAGAATCTTTTACCCGTAGCCTTTACTAATGCAGTAATTACACCACTAGCTTCGGTTGTAGAAGTTACATCTGAACTTGCAATAAAATAAACTTCCGTAATACCACCTAGTGAATCACGGCAATCTAAGGTATATCCTTGTGTTAATGCGCACGGCATATTGTATTATTTTATTGTTTTAAAAAATGGGGAGTATATTTCAACTCCCCTTTATAATTAGATAATTACTTTTACGATTTCATCAGGGAATGCGATATTCACACCCATTTTGAATTCAGCAGCAAATCTTACTTCATCAGCTTCTTTAGCAAAGAAGATTTCAAACTTTTCTTCTTCATTTAATAAGTCTGTACCTAAGAACAAGTTGCTTAAACGCATTGCGTAAACATCATTAGTTCCGTTAAGACCTTGTAAAGCTACAACTCTAATTGAAGTCCCAGGCAATACAAATTCAGAATCAGCCTTACCATCAAAAGAATAGTTAAATAAGTTAGAATTCTTTAATGCAATAGCATAAGTTCTGAAAGTATCCATACCACAAACAATAACCATATCTTCTGCAGATACTACTTTAGCAGGAATTGCTCTGTAAACACCATCCATTAAAGATACTACGTTTGCAGTAGTAATAGAAGTCAAAGGTGCACCTGAAATAAATCCTGATACGTTAGCATCAACAACACCTGAAGCAGCACCAATCAATTTGATTAAACCATCAAACTTGTTTAAGTTACCATTTGCAGATGCAGTATCACCCTGCCAAATTGCAGTCTCTAATTGAGCAGCAATAGTCTTTGCTTTTCTATCTGTGAAGTCTTGCTCAAAAGGAATTGAATCATAAGTAGAACCTGTTGGTAAAGCCTTTTGTAAATACTTAGATTCTAATGTCTTAGGACATAAAGCCTCTTGTACTTTGATTTTACCTACTGTTACAGTTCTTTGTGTGAAAGAAGTTGTACCTGATGCGTTCCAACCGCAAGTACCACCTGCTTGGAAAAATGCATCTGTATCCATAATGTTGATTGTCTCTGCAGACTTTACACCAACCATTACATTACCTGCGCTTTTAATTAAAGCTGCAGTTTTTGCGCCTAATACTGAAGAAGTAACCAATAATGCTTCGTTCTCTTTAGTATAGTTTGTTAATGAACCTACTGAAAATGCCATTGTTTATTAATTTATTTGTTTAAAATTGCGTTTCTATATTTCTCAATTCTTTCGTACTTACTATCATTAGTAGTTACATAAGATTGAAATGCGTTTGCTGCTTTTTGAGTAGGCTCTGCAGTTGGTGTGTTTGAAAGTGCCTCTACTAATTCAGCTACTTGTGCAAAACCACTTTTTACTTTGCTTTCTAATTCAGCAATCTTCGCATCTAATTCCATTTTTTTCTTCATGTAATCATTCTTCAACTCTTGAATCATTGCATTTGTATCTTGTGCAGGTGGAACAGGTGCAGCAGGTGCAACAGGTTCTTCTTCAATAACATCCTCTTTAGGTGATGCAATTTCTATGATTGTACCTAATTCATCAACTTGGATAGAAGTACCATCCATTAATTGATGTTCTCCCATTGGAGCAGGTGTACCATCAGCCATTTCTACCATACCACCGATTTCTAAAGCAGATATCATAACCTTCGTTCCATCTACTAAAGAATATTCAGCCATTTCTACCTTAGTTACTTCAGGTGCTACTTCAGCAACAGGAGCAACAGGCTCAACAACTTGTGGCATATTTTCAAATAAGGCTCTTATTTGCATCAATGCTTCTTTTGTGTTCATTTTTCTTTTTATTTAAATGTTTATAATTATTAATATTTATCACTTAAAAATCAACCTGACATAATATGTCTTTGATTCTTTGCATTTTAACTTCTTCTTCAGTTACTTTTGGCGCATAGTTAAATATGCCTTCAATAGAAAATCCATTAACCATACCTTGCTTTACTTTATCCCATACCTCATCATTTTCAACTAGCATAGATACAAACCAACTACCATCAGGTGCATCTTCAAATCCTTTCATTGGCTCAATGCCTCTAGACTTATCACTAATAAAACTTTCAAACATTGTAACCCCTGTCTCAATTTGATTAGGGTCATGCATTAGGTTTACATTGTTCTGATAGCCTTTTTTAAAATATTTCTGTACAATCTTTGTAATTGTATCTTTAGAAAAAGCCACATAATAATCGCCAAAATTAGCATCACTCCTAAAGATAGGAGTATTAGCCAACATAGCGCAACCACTAATAATACGCTTATCTTCACTAATGATTTGAAACTTTTGTTCATTTTTAAATGCATTCCAATTCTTTTGAATCGCAGGTCTATCTACTAATGAAACGAACTGCACCTCTGCATCATCGTTTAAATCATCAGATATTTCCAACATATATAAAGGTAATTCCATACTCATAAATAGTATTTTTTTAAATATTAACTAAATCTTGCTCTTTGTCTAATTGCAGTTATTCTTTCTTGACTGCTAGTAACATCACTTTCAACTACATATGCTCTTACTGCCTGATTCCCAATATCATTAATTGTTTGTTGATTTAACTGAGTTATTTGTGCAGTTGGTAATTGTGGCATTATAGGTGCTATATTTGCCATTGATGGCATTGCTGCACCACCACCTCCATTAGGTAATTGAACTGAAGCTATTGATTTAACAGTTTTAATACCTGTCGCAATAATTGTAGCAACATTAGCTACTTTTGCAATAACATCAAATGGGGAAGGTAAAGTTGATTTTTGTTTTAATGCTTCACTTGCTCCTTGATATGTATTTATAGTTGCAGTTGCAATACCTAAAGCCTTTCCTGCTACTGTATCTTTACCAACAAAATCTGTTAGCTGACCCATTAATTTGATGGTTTCTTTTACCTGTGCTTCTTTTTGTGCTTTTTTACTTGTTGTTATTGCCTTATCAATATCCTGTTCTTGCTTTGCGTATTTAGCAATAATATCTATTCTTTCTTTTTCAGATAGATTTAAGTTAGATAATTCAATTATTTTTTGTTCAGCAATAAGTGCTTCTTTATTAGCAAGTCTTTGTTGGTCATCTTCAAAGTCATCATCTTTTAATTGATTAAGATAATCATAATCATTAATTTGATTTTGTATATTTTGGAAATCTAATTCTCTTTTTTTAGTAGCCTTTTCTTCTTCAAGTTGTAATAAACGTTGTTGAAGTTGAGTGTCAAAATCTTCATTAGCTTTAATACTAGCTAAATTTCTTTCTTGCTCTTTTATTCTTGCAGCTTCATTTTCTTTAGCAATATCTTCATTCTTCTTTTTAATTCTATTTGCTTCTTGAATATCTAATACTTGCAACTCTGTATTTAAATCAGCCCTAGATTGTAATTCCTCTTGTGATGTACCTTTAATTAATTTAATTTGATTATTAATTCTTTGTTTCTTTTGCTCATATATTTCAGCTTCTTTATTTCCTTGTGCTTCTAAAATCTTTATTTGATTATCTATTGCCTTATTAGAAGTTTCCAAAGCTAATTTTAAAGCATCTTGCGCCCTTGACGCTTCACTTGTTAATCCAACAAAATCTGTAATAGCATTTACTATTCTCATTACCTCATCACCAAAGCCTTTTAAATCAGGAAATAATTTTAATAAAGTTTCTTTAACTTCTTTAAAATTTGCTATTAGTAAACCTAATCCAACTGCTAATGCGCCTACACCTGTTGCTATAATTGCACCTCTTAATGTACTAAATGCAGTTACAACTTGCGTTCTAATAACTGTTCCTAAATTCTTAAATGAATCAATGCTATTTCCAACTGCTTCTAATCCCTGAGACAATGCCATTGCAGATTGTACCTTAACTAAAGTCTTTTGCAAATTTTCTGATTCAGAACCAAATAAACCCATAGCACCTTGTACTGCTGCAAATCCACCTGCCACACCTGCTAAAGATGAAGTTAATGCTCTAAACTTTTGGTCAGGATTAAATGCATCAGTTAATGCTTTAGCATCTCCAACTCTGTCTCTAAGTTCTGCTGCCTTCTTTGCTGCGTTTACTGCTTCTTTAGATGTAGCACCAAACTTGTCTGACAATGCGACCACTTCATTCTGTGCTTCTCTAAGTTGCTTTTTAAGTGAACCTATTGAGCCTTCAGCACCTGAAGTTTTGACATTTACGTTTAAATCTAAATTTTCTTGTGCCATTAGTATGATATTTCAATTACTTTTAATAAACTTATTTTCGTTGTGTTGTATTCCATAGGATTATATCCTTCTACTGTATTTAATCTAAATAGTACACCATCTATCCAAATATATTTGCTAAAATCTAGGGTATTAATATCAACAGTATTTAACAAAGCATTACAGGTTAATAGCTTACTATCTTTATTTGTTATTTCAGCTATGTACTCACTATGATACACATTAAATAGATTAGCAGTTGGATAAGATGTTGTACTTATATATACTTCTTTTGGCGCACCAAAGTTTATATCTTCTATTGGTATTCCGCTACCATTAAAAAACAAATGTCCTGCATAGCCATAATATGTACCTGTATGTAAATTACCATTATTATTTTGATTTCGTATATGCCAACTATGTACCCCTGTTATTTTTTGAACCTGCATTATTCTAA